TATCTTACAACCGATGAACTCGTTATAATAATCGTCTCTTAAGAGTACGTCATTATCGAACTGAAACTTTGCCTCGTAGTAGGACATTTCCCCCTTAGTGTGGCATAGTCTGAGTATTTCTCGTTTGTAGTTATCGGATCCAGACTGCTCGACGAGATCGGCAAGTTGTTTACTAGATCCATAATATTCTTTCCAGTCGGAGGGTCTTCTGGATTTAACTCGCCGAGTTCTCTTTGAATTTTTTGGTAAAGTGTGCGGACGCCAGAAGTTCTTTTTACCGATATATTTCTTACCTGTAGAAAGTTCTGTGATGACATAGACAAATCCTTGATAGTCATCTGGTTGCTTATCATATTCTTCATTTTCATATAACCACATACAACTATATATTACCCAGAAATGTATGTGCCTTTTGGGCGATACCAAACTTTCTGGTGGTAAAACTTAGCAAGGAGTTCCTGTATTTCTTTTTGTCTATTACTTTGAGTTATTCTAAATGCTATTAAAGACATTTCTATTAATTGAAGTTCTTCAACAGTAAGATTAAAGTCTTCGTTTGGTTTAGGCATTTTCGTCTGTGATATCCTCTACATCAGGTCTTCTTCCGCACATAGGGCAAAAGATTGGGGTTTCTCCGTTGTCAACCAGTACAATCGTTGTCGAATCGCACTCCTCGCATTCTATCCGATACTCGTTTTCCACTTTGCTCTAATATCTCCTGTTTACGTTGATCTTCACAGTAAAACCATTCTTTTATTTCGTTAGAAGAACGACCACAACCTTCGCAGTGGTCGTCCTCTATTTTACATACCCTTATGCAAGGGGAAGGAACACTAGAAATCGATTTCACAAGCACCACCAGCACATGCTGCTGCGCCAAGTGTATCAACGTCTGTATATACCTTTTCAGTTAAATCGTCTGCCCAATTAATAGGTTTAAGATTCTTTTGAATTTTATTCCACTTGTGCAGTAGATACGCATCCTTCAAGCAATATTCTGTTTTCTTCATATCACCATCTAGATAGTTTTCTGCGAACCGTTCATAGCGACGAACCCAATCTTTCTTAGCAGAGTTCTCAGATGACTCAAGGGAAAGGTCTTCGCCCATACCTTGTGCTGTTGAACATGCATTCCAAAGATTATCAAATACTTTCATTCCGTCCACTACCATACCAGAAGCGAAGATTGCTCCTTGGTCGTATTTAGCGACCATTTCATCAGCAGTGATAACTCCAGTATTTGGTGCTTGATTGTAGTCTTTATCACCTGTTGGTGCGAGGAATGAAATACCTGAGAACGAGTAACGATTCTCGTAAACATACTTTTCTACGTCATCCCAGTCATCAACAATGATTGTGTTTGATACGTTATGACGGATACCCTCGTCCGCACATAGTTCTTCATTTGTTCCTTCAACAACCCAATACTTTTGTGCCTTCTTTACCATCTCAAGATGCTTTACACCAAGAAGATCGTCTTTAAACATTGAACCAAACTTTGGTACGATAGGGAATGAAACAACAACATCCGTACCGTTCGCACTCCACACACTTTCTTCAACCATATGTGGATTAGATCGTTGAATTGCTTGAGTGATTTCAGATTCTTTATTCATCTGAATATTTCTTATGTAAAGAGGAGAATGCTCCGCATGAATTCCACTAGCGGTTTGTAACAATACTGATGCATTACCACTTGGCTTGACGCAAGTAGTACGAGCAGCAGGATTAATACCGATAATGGCGGCAACTTCTTTATTGACTTTCTTAACAATGTTTGCTCCTTTTTTAAGGACCTTCGTATCGAAAAGAATATTAGGGTTATTCATCCATCCTGTGATTGAGACGCCAAGCAGAGCCTCACGATCGAAGATCTTTTTAGATACAGGACTTAAAAATTTAAAGTCAGTGTATCCCGCTTGAAGGGTGCCAAGAATAGCACCAGCACGGCATGCCTGATAAAAGTCATCTTCTGTAGTGCACATGCCGCCATTGATTTCTGTTAAGTTACAACCTTGCCAACCAGACTCACCATCCATTTGTGGATACATACCGATTTCAACACATGGGTTAGTAGTATGTTCCTTTGATGTGGTAAAGTAAAATCCTGGTTCGCCAAACGACTTAACAGAATTCATAATCTTAGAAAACATTTCAGGAGTTGCTTCGTCACGAACGATAACAGCACTGTTATTTGAACGACCACGCTGTGGGTTGTCAATAAACCAGTTGCCTGTTTTTGCGTTCATCATTTCATCATCTTCTGGTGAGAAGAGACAGATAGTAGCAGAACGACGAACACCACCTGATAGTACCGCATCAGCAGCATGCATACAAATATCATAAACAGCGATTGGTCTAACTGTTACAGGTTCTTTCGAATCCATAACGAGACCCTGTAGCATATGTTCAATTTTATCAAGTGATTTACGCAAACCTTCTGGTCCAGGTGCTTTAAATCCACCAGAGATTTTTGCACCTTTTGGGCGAATATTAGATAGATCAAAGAATACACGACGACCTTCATATTCAGGAAACTTACCACCATCAACAAAGTATGATGACATCAATACGTCAAGTGCTGATGCCCATCCTTCGATTGAATCTTCTACAACATAACCTTTTGCTTGTTTAGTACGTTGTTGGATTTTTGGCAGTTTAGCGATGTGGTGTTCTTGTACAGAAAAACCTGCACCTGCCCCACATAATAGAATATAAAAGAACTCACCAAAAAATGCAGGACGATCCGCATATGATGATGTGCAATTATACATACGCATCTGGTGTTTCTTTAATTGTTCCCCACCGAACTGAAGTGCACGTTGCGCACCAAGAACACGTTGTTCTTTGTATGCAACTCTTGCTTCTTCGATATACGAATTTAATTTTTCTTTATGCTCCGAGTAATTCTCTTCGTGCATAGATAAGACACGGTCTACTGCTTCATCCCAATTTTCATAGTTTCCTGAGTTCTCTTTGAACCTAGAATAACTGTCATAAAATTTAGTTTGAGATAAAAAATTTCTGGTGTCTGCAAATCGATTTTGCATACATCTGTATCCTTTATGTTATGAATTATTTTATATGAACTATTATATAGTAAAAGGAGCATTTAGTAAAGCCCCTTTTTACCACTTTTTGAGAAAATATTTTTTTTATTTTTTTAAATAATATTTTTTTATCATCTCGATTTGGTCGTCATACTTAGCGACTTGTTCGAGTTCTATTTCAATTGCTTCAATGATATCTGAATGTTCACCGATACCTGCAGGATTGTTCATATACACTTCAATATTTGCAAGGTGCTTATTGACATGTCCTTGTGCATGTGATACAACTGCTTTAATTAATGTTTCTCTCATTTCTTTCTTGCTTTCTCAATTGCTCTGGATCCGAACCAGAATGATATAATTGCCGCGAAGATCGCTTTCGTATCCTCATCCCATAATAACTGAATCGCTACAGCGAAGTCAGTGCCCTTTTCTAGTGCTGACATTAACAGTGTAATCTCAATGGTAACAAATAAGGCAAAGAAACCATATGTGATAACAGGTCGTACAGACTTTTGCAAACCTGCTATAATACCTGTTCCTTGATTAATACTTATATCATGTTGAATCAGACGATCGTGCTCTTTGTCTGCACCCATCTGATCATACATTTTCATTTCATGGTCATACCCACTTGCCTTGAGTTCTGCCATAACTTTCATTTTTTCAATTTCATGTTTATGGTCTGCCTTCCTAGCAAAACCATCAGTGATTGCTGGAACTGCAGAACCTGCGAATCCAATCAATGATCCTAATAATGATAACATAATTTATTCCTATCTATATACCAATGCCTAATTCAGCAGTTGGTGGTGTAAAGTTTGCAGTGTATACTGCGCTTTTTACAAATCTGAAGTCTTGAATATATCCATTCCAATACTCACCCATATTTGCCGCTAATAACCCAGATCCAGGAGAATTGTTGACAGTTTCGCCAAGACAGAAGGTATCACCTGTAAAGTCGTTTGTTGTGGCCCAATCATCTGCGTATGCTACCCCGTCCTCATAGAATGTTATGGTTCCATTATGTCTAACCAAAGCAGTATGAATCCACGTATTAAGGGAGAAAGGAGATGCACCTACAATCGGAGTTGATGGTGATGTTGCATATATGCTGAGTGTTTTGGAACTATTGATACCCATGTTGAACCCAACATTTGTTGCTCTGTTACATGACCAAAACGATTGGTTAACAGGTCCACCACTAAGAATGTATATCCACATTTCAATAGTGAAATCTCCACCACCCAAACCTCCTGGTTGATACCATTTGATATAATCACTATTTCCATCAAACTTCATTGCTGAAGATGTAGTGAATTTTCTAACAGAAGTGTCAGTTTGGGCAGTACCTGCAGTCACTAATGTTGCATTTCCTGTATTGGAATAAATTGCAAAATCTGATGTATTGTTCATTAACAGTACTGTGTTTGTAACATGAGTAAGTGCTTGTGTTGGAACTGTAATGGTTGCCTGAGTCGGATCATAAGCAGTTGAACCTTTTATCCATCTCATGTCTGCAGTGAAATTTTCACTAGCATAACCAGTACCAGAGGCAGATTTGTGTATTTTAGCACCACTCCAATTTATAGTATCAGAGTATGAAACAGCAGAACCTTGTCTCTTACCATTCACAAACAATGCCATATTGTTTGATCCATCTCTACAGAGAACAACATGATGCCATGCTCCTGGAAATAGGTTTTCTCCGTTACTTGCAATTCTATCGGCACCTCTATAGAAATACCAATCACGTCCACCAGATCCTGGAGTATCATAACCCAACTGTGTATACGAATCACTTGAAGTTTCAATCAGTACCTTAATTACAGGATTACGATCAGCTGGGTTGTACCAGAATTCTACTGAAAATGCACCATCAAGATTAAAGTCAGTGCTAGATGGAAGTGTTATGTAGTTATTACTAGATCCATTGGTAGCGGTGTTAGGGAAGTACATAGAACCGCCATGTTTTCCTGCAGTCCAAGGTTCACCATCAAACGGTGTTTCTGGTTTAGTAAATTTACCTTCATAGACAGTACCTGATCCAGGATATATTGGATGAGGAATTGAGGTTTGACTAGTTGAGAAGTTATCAATGTATGGTTGACCAGTTCCCATAAGAACTTGAGTAGTACCAGAACTGTGTATTCCTGGTGCCTCTGTCGGCATTGTAAGTGAGGCAGCATTAGAATATACACTTGCCCCTGTTACCGCTCTCATTCCAAAA